TACTTGCCCCATCTTCTACTACTATCATTGTGCCTGACCCAATGCTTATATAATTAGTTGAATTTGCGTGTAAAATTAATCTGTTTGTCAAACATTCTAAATAACAATTGTTTGGTAAATATACTGTATCACCAAGAAATTGAGTATAATTACTAGCAACAAATGAATAAGATGTGTAATTAGTACTTACCCAGGATTGTGTTGCGTAATCAGCTAATTCCCAGTCATGCACAAAGTTTGTGCTTACCCATGATTCTTTTGCTATATATCCTGTGTCACATTTAATTGCTCCCCTAAAGTCACAATCACCCCAAAAATAATTCATACCTGTTGACCGTAAGTCGAATCCACCACCGTTAGCATAACAAGTGAAAGAACAATTGGTATTTATTAATCCAGTATCATAATTTAGAGATGCAGCATTATATTTATACCCAACGCTACCTTGAAAAATTCCCGCATTGTAGAAATCTAAGTATTGGTCATGCATAAGAATGTAACTGGTTGTATTGCTTGTTCTTATAGTTGTCCCAGTTATTGAGCCCCCAATTATACTAGCACCACTTATCGTCCCTGCACTTATACTAGCGCCAGTTATTGTTCCCGCGCTTATAGATGGGCTCTCTATTGTTGTAGCAGTGATTTTAGTAGATGTTATATAAGAAGGTAGAGTGGGTATAACTGGTTTACTCGTTACATTGTTCCATGAGATATACGCATTTGCTCCCATAGCAATATTAGTTCCGACCACCAACTCATCAGTTTTTATTTGGCTTGCGCTTATGCTAATTGCACTTATAAACTTTCCAACAATAGCACCGTCCATTGTTATGGCTGTTTCATATGGTCCATTTATACCTGTGCTACTATATCCAAAACCGCCAATTGACCATCTCCATACATCAAAAGCAGTCATCACGTCGGTTGTGTCCATGATAAGTATTTCATAAGGATGACCCTCTGCATTTTGTCTTATTACTACATTCCCACCACTAGCTCCAGTGATTAAGTCCGTAGCGTTTTCTATAGCCTTTTGATAATCTGATTTTACTTGTACTATATCTTGTTTAACCTCTTGAATAGAGTTATTAATAGTTGTTGCTATATTATCTTTAAAGCTTCCTAACTCAATTTTTTCTATTCTATCTGTTAATATATTTTTAGTTATTTTTATTACTTTTGCTTTTAAATTTATATCTAATCTATTATGTTTTATAGTCACAGTATCGCCCAAATAAACTCTTTCTAGTACTGCATAGTTTTTATACTCGCTAGTCTTAGAGAGTTCGATGAAGTTTATTACATAATTAAATTGAGGTATATCTATTTTATTATCTGTCATATATTCTTGTCCTGCAATTCTCAAAGTGTTCTCTGTTTCACAATCACTAAATTCTTGTACTTTGATTTTAGGATGTGAAAAGTTATCAATATAAATTGAATCAATATACTTTTCTGTAAGCAAAAGCCCGCCCTTACCAATAGGCATTAATCTAGTGCATAATCCATCCATATCCAAATCCTCTTGAATTCCTTGTACATTTTTACCGTAAGCAACTAATACGCCTCTATCAAGTCCTCTAGCCCCTAATAATTCAATAGTGAAATTATCTCTTACTAACTCGCCACCGATATTATTAATTAATCCATCAGTACCCATAATACTTTCGACTACATTTTTTCTAATAAATTGCTTGTTTGCTAATATTGAAATATCACTCATCGATGTAAAACTATGTGCATATTGAGTATTTGTGAGTATTAAATCTAAAGCACCGGCACCATTTATATTAGTTAGCGTAATATCTTCCAAAAAATTATCTAAAAGGTCATAAAATATATGTCTAGCATTAATTTTTATGCCTTTTAAAGTTTTTACTTTGTGATATATTCTAAATAATTGTCCATCTGCCTTTATGACGTTTCCCTCTAATAAGTACTTCCATTTACCACGTTCATCTAAAGGATATTCTAATTCTAATTTGTATTGGCCATTAAGTTCTTCTGTAATTGGAGCACTCTTACAATCTCCTAAGACTACAATTCCATTATTATCAAAGTTAGTTGTTTTGCTATCATAAACGTTAATCATTATATCCACCGCCAGTTAGGTGTTACATCTATTTTTGTTAATGTACCACTCCATGAAATGGTATTATTTCCAACTTCTAAATTAGGAAATTCACCACTCATATCATTATTTTTTAGCTGCGTATCTTTGTAACAATCCATTAAATCGCTATTTATAGTCACATAGTCCACAATATTAGTTAGATTAACAACATTACCATTAATACTTAAATTTACGTTGCCTGTTCCGAAAAGTTTAATAATCGGTCTACTAATTACACAACCACTGTTAAAAATCGTTCCTGGTGCTTCTAAAGTGATTATTCTATTACCTATACTATATTTGTGCGGCTGACATTCAAATTGTATTAAAAATCTGTGAAATTCTCTTAATATTTTGCTAAAATTAATTTGATTTATAATAGTAGCTTTATAAACTTTTTCAGGTTCGTTCGAAAAAATAACATCAGCAGATCCAGTAAGCCAACTACATATAAAATCTATATCATCTAAATTTTTAATCCAGCATTCCACACTTTTAATTGTGCTTTTATAACTCCCAAGGTCATTTGTCAAAAATCCATCTCTACCGGGTATCTCAATTTTCTCTATATCTTTAGCAGCTCTAACAATTGGGGGTAGCTTATCAATTGTTAAATAATCTTTACTACTAATATTATTTAAAATAAAAAAAGGAGCCATTATCTGCTACCTCCTAACTGTTTTTGTTTCATATAGAATGCTAATTCTGTTGCTAAGCTTTCTACATCTTGAGTCCTGTTATTTACAAAGTTTTCTATCTTAAGATTTAATCCACCTTGGCCACTCTTACTGGCTAAGACTCCTTTTGCTACTTCTTGAGCAGTTTTAGTTACTAAATCCAAACTTGCTTCATGATTCAAAATTTGAGATCCTTTATTAAGGTTATAGACCTCATACCCCTTTTCATGCAGAGTCGTTAATCCACCACCATAATTTCTATCACCACTAGCATTATTATCAATTCCTAAGTTGCTGCTTATATACCCACCATCTTTAGTTGTTTGCGTTACTTGTGATGAAAATTTCTTAACTTTAGGATACCAATTATTCCACCAACTTTTAAGTCTATCCCAACTAGTTAGTATCTTGCCAGTGTTTGTATTTACACTCTTCGATGTTTCGCTATTCATACCAACAATTTTTTTAACAACTCCACTTCTCAAATCTTCTGCTTTTTTTACTGTTTCTGTGGTTTGTCTTTTTGCATCTTTGATTAAACTATCTGCAAGTTTTTTGCCTTCAGGTGTACTCTGGTCCGTAGTTGCTTTTATAGATGCTATTGTTTTAGCTTCTTTTTCTTTAGCAGCTTTTATAGTCCCATCCCTTGCTTTGTTTGCATTGATAATTTCGGCACTAGCTTGCTCTGCGGTCATTCTAACGCCATAAGCTTTTATTCTATCTAATATAATCTTAGCTTCGCCCTCTTGCGTTGCCATTATGTTAATTGCAGTTTCTTTTTTTCTATCCTGGATAACTTTAATTTTCTGTTCATCCTCTAGCGTTAAAATCTCACCTTTATCAAATCTAGCTTTTATAATTGCCAATATTTCAGCGGTGGCTTTATCTTCGCCCTCTTTAGCTTTTCTGTGTTTTTCTTGCATTGCTTTCAATGCTTTTTCTTCTTCAGTTTTTGTTAATATATCACTTTTAGCATAAAAATCTTGCATTGTTTTGTATTCCTCGGCAAATCTTTTATCCATTTCAGTTTTTACGCTCGTGTTCATGGCTTGATATTTTGTAGTTGTATCTGCCAATATTTTAGAAGTTATTACAGTGCCATTTATATATAGGCTATCAAGTTCTTTTGTTGCTGCATCGTCTAATTTTATATATGCTCCCACCGCTTTTTCGGTAGCATCTGAAATTTTCACTGTAGTTGTTTCATAGCTTGATCCCATTCTATTATTTGCACTTTCTACACTTGTAGCAGTAGTTGTTACTTTATCTGCGAATAAATCAACTTCTGGAATAACTTCTTTATCCAGTGATTTTTTAATTAAAAGCCCTGCTCCTACGATTGCTGCTCCTGCTAATACGAAAGGCGCTGCTGCAAGTGCAAATCCTCCAAGTACGGTTGCAAGTCCACCAACTCCTGCTGCTCCTGCCGCTCCTGCTGCTGCGGTTCCAACTCCTGCGGTTGCTACTGTTGTAATTCCCATAGCGGTAGATATTGCGCCTAGTCCAGTTACTAAGCTCCCAGCAGCACCAACTAACGTTCCAACAATTAATAATAAAGGACCTGCGGCTGCTACAAATAAACCTACTTTAACTATATTTTCCTTTTGTGAATCTGATAATTCGTTAAATTTATCAGCCCATTCTTGAATTTTAGCGGCTGCTTTTGAAACCATTGGTATTAAAGTATCACTTAGAGAAATTGCAATGCCTTCTAATGCACTTTTAAGCTTCGTCATATTACCTTTTAAATTATCTTGCATAGTTTTAGCCATTTCATCTAATGCGCCATCACTATCTTTTATGCCACCTTGCAATGTGTCAAATTCTTCTCCAACTCCTGACAACAGAGCTTGTAAAGTTGTTAATTGAGTTTTACCACCAATCATAGACAAATACATATTTCTATTTTCTTCTGTCATATCTTTGGTTTTTTCTCTTACTTCTTTCAAAACATCGCCCATGCCTTTGAATTTGCCTTCACCATCAAATGCTTCTATGTTCAATTCTTTTAAAGCACCGCCAGCTTTTCCAGCACCGGTTGTAAGATTTATCATTATGCTATTCAACGAATTACCAGCTTCTGAACCTTTTTTGCCACGATTGGCTAATATTCCTAAGATTGCATTCGCTTCGCTCATTGGAGTATTAAGATTTTTAAAAGTACCGCCAGCGACAACCATTGCTTCGCCTAATTGCTTTACACTTGTATTACTTGTAGCGCTAGTTTTGGCCATTTTATCTAAATATCCTGGCAGTTCTTTTGTTTTTAATGATAATGCGCTCATGCTATCGGTAACTAAGTCACTTGTTAATGCCAAATCCATATTGCCTGCTTCAGATAATCTTAATACTGGTTCTAATGCTTCTATACTTGTTTTTGCATCCCATCCAGCTAATGCCATAAAACCTAATGCATCTGCGCTTTCTT